ACCAACACCAACTTGCTGACTTCCATTGATTTGAATGCCAGTTACACCAGCAGTTTGAATATTCAAAACGCCAGATGCGTCTGCGGTGGTAATTACGCCACCAGAGCCAGCGGTTGAAGCATTTATTGACGATGCCATTTTTTATCCTTAAAGAACGAGCCAGCGTTGACCGCTGGCGACTGTTACCGATTGACCAGATGCTACTGTAATTGGACCAACTGAGAAAGCATTGGTTCCAGATGCGATTGAGTAACTTGCGCTAACTGTTGCACTGTTTAGCAACAATCCGTTAGTCGCATTTAGCTCGTAGGCTTGCAGCTCGCCAGTCGAAGGTTTATACAAATATTTCGCATTGGAAGTATAAATCGTTAGCGCAGTTCCCGAAGTTGCAGAAGCGAAAACTGGATACTCGAAAGAACTTGTTGAAGTGTCATTACTAATTGCAGCGCCACCCACAGAAGCCCAAGCAGTGCCGTTGTAGCCTTCAAATTGGTTTGTGTCGGTGTTGAAACGCAAATAGCCAGCCACACCTGTTGGCTGAGCGGAAGTTCCACCTTTAGGCAACAGCAAAGCGTCAGTGCCGACGAATGCAGCGGTAACTGCTGGAGAAGCAGTGTTTACGCCGAGTCTTGAGCCAGAGAAATATAAGTTTGCGCTAGTGCTCAGTGCGCTAGTTCCGTTTCCGTAAGGAATGTAACCAGCAGTGACAGAAGTTAAACCAGTGCCACCATTCGGAACACCCAATGTGCCAGCAACTGTAACAGCACCAGAAGTTGCAGTGCTAGGAGTTAAGCCAGTCGTGCCGAAAGAAATCGTGGTAACCGCAACACCTGTTAAAGTTGTCCACTGAGGTGCAGAGCCAGTCGAAGTAAGAATCTGATTAACAGTGCCGATACCGAGTTTGCTCAGCGCAGTGCCAGCAGCATAGTAAGGCAAGTCGCCAGCGGTGAACGAAGTTAAGCCAGTACCACCCGAACTCGTGTTCAGCGTGCCAGCCAGCGTTACAACACCAGTCGTCGCAGTGCTAGGAGTTAAGCCACCGAGCGAAGTCTGGAACGAAAGAACAGGCGCAGAAGTTGCATTCGAAGCCAACAAGCGAACAACACCGCCAGAATCTTTGTAGTAAAGTTTTCCGTCGTTAATGTTAATGGCCAGCTCACCATTTATTAGGTTGGTGTTTACAGGAACAGCACTGGCGGTTGTGCTGTAATACAGCTGTATCGGGGTGTATCCAGTTGCTGCCATTAGAATGTTCCTCCAGAAATTCCACCAGTTATAGCATTGGTAGAAGAATTATAAGTGAAATTTGTATTTGTGAGCACAGGTAAATTGCCAGTTGTGTTGGTTACGAATGCTAAATAGTTCGTCGTAGAAGCGCCAGTCGTCACCGCCACGTTGTTAGCGTTGGTTGCAGTGCCGACTGTGACAGTCGAGCCAGCCACCCATTGTGGTGCTGTTCCAGTCGAAGTCATGATCTGGTTTACAGTGCCAATCGCCAATTTTGCTAAAGTGGTTGAACCTGTCGCATACAGCGTGTCGCCAGCAGTGTAGCTCGTTAAGCCTGTGCCTCCGTAGCCAGCACCGATAGTTGTTGCGTTCCAAGTTCCAACAGTCAGCGTTCCTAAGCCTGTGATTCCTGTATAAGAACCAGAAAGGTAAGCAGAACCAACAGTTCCAGAGGTGATCTGGTTGCCGTTTATGGCGATCGCTGTATTGCTGGCGCTTGTAATCTGACCTTGCGCATTTACTGCAATCGTCGGCACGGAAGCAGCTAATCCGTAAGAACCATTCGTAACACCAGTGTTTGTGATGCTAAAAGTCGTGCCAGTTAGCGTCAGTCCAGTACCAGCGGTGTAAACTTGAGAGTTGCTAAACTCGGCAAAAGTGATCGCAGTCGTGCCGAAAATGATAGTTCCGACTGTTGTTACAACATACGAACTACCTTTGTTGACTGTGCCGTTTTGAACAAAGAAATAATCATTCTGGCTAAGCTGATTAACACCAGAGCCATACGTATCTGCGTCTGTCGCACGAGTTAAAACGAGACCACCAGTCGCCCAAGTGTAAACACCATTGTAGGCTTGGTTGACTTCGTCTTTGACTAAAATGCGGTTTGTATTAAGAAGCGTGTAACCATCTAAAACAAGTAGCGGGATAGAAAGTGTTATTGTCGCACCGACGCCAGCTGCACCATTGTTGTAGGTAACTGTTCCACCTGTAGTCGAAGCAAGACTTGCAGTTGTTGCTGCTTGTACTGGTGCGTGGTAAGCGAGACCTGTTGACGCTTTTGCGTCCACGTATTGCTTAGTTGCAGCTTGAAGATCAGCGCTCGGGTCTTGAGTTAGTGTAACAGAAGTCAATCCAGCTAAAGTCAGGCTCGTTGCACCGAGCGCAAAAACAGTCGAACCAACAGTGATCGAGCTATTTGTCAGACCACTGTTCGGAATGTTTGTGAATGTGTTGGTTGAACCGCTAATCGACTTATTAGTCAAAGTGTCGGTCGTCGCACGACCCACCAGTGTGTCGGTCGAAGTCGGCAGAGTTAGCGTGCCAGTGTTTACGATCGAAGCAATCGTTGGCGTAATTAGCTGTAAGTTCGTAACGCTGGAAGCAGTCGTGCCGAGCGAAATCGTTGTCGAGCCGAGCGTGATCGAGCTATTAGTTAGCGCACTGTTCGGTAAATTGGTGAATGTGTTTGCAGAACCTGACATCGACTTATTCGTCAAAGTCTGAATGCCTGTAAGCGTCGCAACAGTCGAATCGATCGCAATGGTAACAGCGGTGGAACCATCGTAGCTTCCACCTGTTAAGCCAGTCCCTATGGTCAAGGGGTTTGAGGCTGTAGCAGTGATTGTGCCACTACCACCCAAAGCAACAGTTACTCCGTTGTAAGTAACCGAGCTATTCGTTAGCTGAGCATTTGTTATAAGTCCTGAAAGGTCAGTCGTAGGAATCGTGGTGCTTGCGGTCATGGCTGAAGTGCCATTGCCATAGACGTAACCTGTTAAAGTGCCAGAAGCGCCAGTACCGCCATTGGCAGCATTCAATGTTCCAGCCAGCGTTACTGCACCTGTGGTTGCAGTTACAGGTGTAAATCCTGTTGAGCCAGCGCTGAAAGAAGTAACACCACCAGTTACCGAGAATGCATTCCAGCCTGTATTTGTATAACCTTCAAACACTTCGGTTTGCGTGTTGTAACGCAACATGCCTGTGGTCGGAACGGAAACTCGTTGAGAAGTGTTACCTCTTGGGAGCAGCGTTGCGGAAGTTCCAGGAAGAGTTGGGTTGTTGGCAATGCTGAAAGTCGGATTACTTCCTCCGTTAGGATTGGCGATCGAAATTTGGTCAGTTGTGCCAGTCAGTGTTACATTCTGGAAATAAGACCCACCAACAAGACTTACCATGCCATTACCAGACAAGGTCGCAATCGACAAAGCAAGGTTAGTTAGCGAAAGCGTAGGATTGCCAAGAATGCCGTCCCCATTTGCAACGCTTAAACCAGCTGTTCCAGCTGCGATCGAACGATTAACTACCGTATTCACAGCCGACTTAACAATTAAGCCGTTAGAAGCGTTTTCGAGGCTTGCAGAAGTGCCATTTAAGAACAGGCTAAACAATCCCTGTGCACCGCCATTGCTCGTGCCGATTCCTAGCCCACCGCCAATGTATCGGGAATTTGGCAGAGAAGATTCTTGCGTGGTAGTTAAAAAGGTTTGAGTCTGACTCGGACTATTCGTAATCTGCGAAACAGTGGTTTGAACAGTTTGTCCATTTTGAACAATCGGCACCAACTCCGCTCCAGTAATTGAAGTCGGATTTGTTGGGAGTTGCGAGATTCTTATATTTGCCATAGTTAAGGACTCAAATTATCAAGGTTACCATCAATGTCGTCCTCAGAAGTTTCTGGCGCAATACCCCACTCACCAGGAGTTCCTGTGAGGTCGAATGGAGTTGGGTCGTTGGCGATGTTCGGATCTGTAGTGATTGCGTCTTGGTATTCTGCGACATCAGCGTCTGGACGAGGAAATCTTAACGAAATTTTCTCGGATTGTCTTGCAGGTAAACGATACGGATCGAATTGGTCGGAACATCCGTTTCCGCAAACTCGAATTCCAGGAATGTTTCCGTCTGGACGAATGTCGGAATAGGCACGTTTCATCTTGCACCTGTCGCAGATAGCAATCGATAAAACAGTATTCCCAGAGGTATCCAACCAGACTGGCATCTTTACCTCGTGTAGTAACTAATGTTGGGGGCGAAATAAATCGGTGACTTATCTCGTTCTTCTGCCTCAGCTTGAGCCCAAAACTTATCTGCTTGCTGTTCGCAATACGTAATCCGTCCAGGATCGACCTGTGGAAGTTCCATTGCCATTTGGTGCGCAAGCATATTTTGCACCGCTAAGTACCAGCGCTGAGGAATTTCGATTTCACCCGACAACTGACCAACGTCTTGAATTTGGCGACTTACCCAAAGTTCCAGCTGAGGTTGGATGGAGTTCGGCACTGGCCAAAGTTCCATATTTGGTTGCGGGATTGTGCGGTTAAACCAGTATTGCAGTGGGCGCAACGCAGTAAAACTGCGATTCGGCAGAGATGAGTAATCGTCTCGGTTCATACGAGCCATGTTAATCGCCAACGGCATCGTGCCGAAAACGACCTGATAAAATCCCATGTTAGCGCCAGAAATTTGTTGGATGCGCCAGTAAGGTTGCGTGACTGTTGGTTGCAGATCATAATAGATCCAAGTTCCCGCAGTCCAAGTGACTGCTCCAGGACTTTCCAGCGTTACCCAATTTGTATTGTCTTCAGAATATTGCAGCTCAACAGTAACCGAACCACTCATGGCTGGCAAAATCCCGATCGTCGTGATCATTACAGGATTTCCCGAACCATTGTTGATTCCAATGTTGCCCGAGTTATTTGTTAGCTGACAGATCGCATCGCCAACGCCATTGAAAGCATTTAGCGTTGTTCCAGAAGAACTATATGCAC